CAGGCGATATCTTCTCTGGATTCGGGTAGCGAAGAGAAATCAAAAGCTATAGAGGATCTGGCAAAGTTGTACCGTTTGAGAATCGAGGAAACCAAAAGCGAGCTGGATGCGGAGGATAAGCGAAGCCGGCGTACATTAGAAAGTGAAGCGAGTGTCCGGGAAAACGAGATTAAGAAATCACAGTTGGATGAGCAGATCAAGGCTGATGTGCAGGATGAGCAGTATAAACGCTCACAGCTTGACGAACAGGTGAAAGATCGATATTTCAAATTGGGAATAGCGGCGGCAGAGCTCCTCATACCACTGATGTTCTACGGTATCTGGATGCGGAAAGGATTCAAGTTTGAGGAAACCGGAACCTATACCTCGACAACATTCAGGGGATTGTTCAATCGTTTTAGACCGACAAAGAAATAATTAACCGGCCAGAAATGAGGAGGGCGTGATTTATACATGTCCTCTTCGTTTTTGCGTGATTTTTACAGACGCTATTATGGAAAGGAGATGCTACAAAGAGCTCTTTGTCTCTTGACCGTACACCGGAAGAAACCGTACAATAATAGCGGTTCTTTCGAAAAACGAAAGGAGATAATATTTATGAGCCACAAAATTATCAAACCAGAAGGTATTGAATTGATTGAGTACCTGAATAACGGATATGCGATTTGCAATCGGTGTGGAGCCGTCATGAGGCAAGCAGAAGATCCGAAGACTGGATGCGGAGTTTATATTTGTCCATCGTGTGGATTAAAGGTGGACGAAGAGGATTACGAGTATGAGTCCGATGAAGAAGTAGAATGGACAGAAGAAATGCTCGATATGGAACAAGGAGATATTCCGCCAGCTGGATGCAGAGCCTGCGGAGGACCATATCCATATTGTAAAACGTCATGTAAGCTATTTGATGACTAAAAATATTATTGAGAGAAGGTCTATGCTTCGGCATAGGCTTTTTCTTTTTGGAGAATAAATGATGCGATACCATTATGAAAAGCCGGACATCTATTTATCGATGTATGGAAAAGTATATTTTTGTGATCATCCGGTCTATCATTGCTGCACTCTGTTCCAAATCGGAGAAAAGGGACTGGCAGTTATCCAGCAGCGATTTGATGAGAAAACGAAGAGTACCTGGTGGGGAGAAGTGGACCCATGGATTACGGACGATTTATATTTGCATCCTCACTTTAAAGAATACTTTGATATGCGTTCCGGAATGGCTACGGACGGGATTTATCCGACTGTAACAATTCGTCAGATTATGTGGGCTTTAAAAATGAAGCCAATTAAGAAAGAACGATGGGAGACTGTTTTTGATAGACGTGATATTTAATTCGCTAAATTTACATCTTCCTTTATGAAAGGAGAGAGATGCTATGTTAAAAATTATTTTGGTATGGTGGTTGATTGGATTGGTCATGTTTCTGGCGATTAGGGGAAAGATAGTGCTTAACGATATTAAAACTAAAAAATATGGCGTATTGGTAAGCGCATTCGGAACCCTGTTCATGGGATTTATGGCACCGGTTTACCTTCTATTAGGAATGATTAGTGGCATACTTAGATTACTTAATCAGAAATGAGTCCTAACAAGGACTCTTTCTTTTACGTCATTTTTACAGCTTCTTTTATGGAAAACTGATTAAAAGCGAAAGGAGTTTAAGGGTGATGGATGAAATGAAAATCAGCTCAAAATTTACGCGGATGTTGCTTTCGAAGTTAGCAAAAGGGGTATTACATAAAAAACTTGGATATAACGTAGATATCCAGTTAAATGAGTTGAATGCTTCGATTTCGGATGAGAAAGCGCATGTGCACGTAAGTATTGATGCGGATATGAGTAAAGAAGAACTCATGAAAATTCTGAAGAAGATCAGTTTGAATTAGAAGGATTGGGCCAGCAATGGCTCTTTCTTTTTCCTTCGCAAAATTTACAATTCCTATTATGGAGAAACAGTTAGCTCATTGGTAGAGCGCCACACTTCTGTGGAGGTAATCGGTTCGAATCCGATACTGGTTCTCTTTTATTTTTTATCAATCAGGAAAGGGGGACTTTAAGGAGGTGGTTAGAAATTTGAGCTTGGACGAATTGGAACTGATTCTGTGCGATATGTACGAAATGGACGAATGGTTACCAAATCCTGTGTTTGACAAAAAAGAGTTTGCCAGGACAAGCAATACTTTATGGGCGATTGGGGAATTCAGAAATTATGTAGCAAACCACATTTATCCCCAAACCAAAACGTCCATTAAAAATCTGGAAGCAATGGCCCGATCATTTACAGAGAAAATGGAAGACTTTGCTTCTATGAATCAGCAGAACAGTTCTATATTTATTACCGCAAAGATAGTCGGCGAAAACATTCAAGACCTATTATATGCCATGGAATAGGATAAAACGAAGGGAGAACATCATGCAAAAAGCTAAAATCTCAAAAAAAGTTGGACGCCAATTATATCGCTCATCTCCAACAATTTTAACGGTAGTGGCTTCTGTTGGAGTTATCGTAACGACCATTACTGCCGTTCGAGCAACCCCAAAAGCAATAAAACTGCTGAAAGAAGCGGAGTTGGAGAAAGGTGAAAACCTAACCAAAGTGGAAATTATCCGAGTGGCTGGACCGTCTTATATTCCTTCTGCGCTACTTGGAATTTCAACCATTGTCTGCATCTTTGGAGCAAATGCACTAAATCAAAAGAAACAGGCTTCCTTGATGAGCGCGTATGCCATGCTTAACGAATCATATAAACAATATCGAAAGTCGGCCAAGATTGTTTATGGAGAGGACGCAGATGATAAAATCCATGCCGAAATGGCAAAAGATGCGATGGTGTCTACATACGACTATGGCTACCAGGTTTATAACATGGATATGGATTCTGAGAGCGAGCGGTTACTTTTCTATGATCTTGCCTCAAAGAAGTATTTTAGAACCACAATGGCAGCGGTATTAAACGCCCAATATCATGTAAACCGGAATCTTGCCATTCGAGGCGATTGCTCGTTAAACGAATATCTATCATTTTTGGGTGTCGAAGGCATAGACGGAGGCGATGATCTCGGTTGGGATATTTCCTATATGGTGGAAGAATTAGATTGCTATTGGTTGGATTTTGATAATTATAAATCAACTTTGGAAGATGGCTTGGAGTGCATCATTATCGATACAATGGCAGTCAACAAGTTTGAATGATTCGCAAAAATTACAGACCGTATTATGAAAAGGAGGCTAATGCTTTATGAAGAACAAAAATTTTATCAAGGCCATTGGTATCGCAGTTACCGTGATCGGATTTGGAGTGAGTGTCCTTACCGATTGGGTAAATGAAAAGAAAATGGATGAAAAAATTGAGGAAAAGGTTAATGAGGCACTTGCCAAAAGAGACGATGAAAACGAAGAGGAGTCCTAACAAGGGCTCTTTCTTTTTAGTTTGGAGCAAGTGCTGATGAATGACGAAGTTATTCAAAAAATCCTAAATTATGCGAATGAGCATTTGTTTGAACCCGGAGAAAATTGGCCTAAATCGGCTATCATGGAGCGTTCGTATGAAAGGTGGACAGTTGATGAGATTCTACTGGCCATTATGGATCATCCGATGACAGAAGCAGACTTGGTGATAGAAGGCTTCATATTGAAAATGGAGTTATTCCTTCACATGTCAGAAGAACCAACAAACAACTACATATTTCAAGTAGCAGAAAATACGGCCGAGACACTTCTCGGTCTTATTTTATAACCACAAAAAATTATATTTTCGAAAGGAGAAACATTATGAAGGTATTAAGAAAGCAGGAAATTGACACAGCAAATATTCAGGTAGGAGATCAGATGGTTATTCCTCTAGCGGAGCTTGGAGAGTTTACTGCGACAGCTCACAAGGTTACGGACGAGGGAGTCATGTTTATATTTGACGATTATGTTACCAGTCGGCCGATGAACAACCGAAACACAAATAAAGGCGGCTTTGAAAAGTCCGATTTGAAGAAGTGGATGGATACAGTTCTGTTTATGGCGTTCCCTGAGGAACTTCGTGACAAGATTTATGGTCTTACACTACCCACTGTTGGTCAGATTGTAGGCCATGAGGACGAATGGGACAATAAAAATCTGGAACCGGATATCGATGAACAGCTTCCTTTGATGAAGGAATGCAAGAATCGGATTGCTTGTTCTGAGGATCAGCTTGCATGGGGATGGCTGAGAAATGCTACAAAAGAAGAGTTTTCTTCGGCTCGTTTCGCTTATGTGGGCGGCTATGGCTTTACGTACTGCCCCGGCGCTTCGAACTCTTTTGGGGTTCGTCCGGAATTCTG